GGAAACTGTGGAGGACGCTTCGGGTTAGACAAGCCTGCGTGGCCTTACCGGTGTTGATGTCGATGTTGCTGTGCCGGCACTTCGACCTGATGCATCTCTCGATGGTAAGCGCGCGTTAGGCTTGTTTGACTCGAAGCGAGCCATGCTCACGGCGTGGACGCCGAACGTACCGGGGTTGTGGGTGCCCCGCGTCCACGCAGTTACGGCGAACAACGAGAACGTTGCCCTATTAAAACGTTCTCTGGGTCCGACCCCTAGCTCGGCTGAGTCTTGCAGAGCACCAGTTTTAGCTGCTTTCGGGCGGCTTAGACAAGTGGCTAGACGATATGGCGAGTCGAGATGGACCTACCGCGAGACTGCGCAATCTTATACGGGGTTGTTGCGCAGGAGATACCTTGAGGCAGAGAGGTCGTTATTAGAGGATGGTCCGTTGAGCTCGTCGGACTATGTCTTGAAGGCTTTTCTGAAGGCTGAGAAGGTTGGGCGTAGTGTTGTCTCGAAGCCTAGGATGATTTTCCCAAGATCACCTAGGTACAACCTACATTTAGCATCTTGGCTGAAACCGTTCGAGCACTGGCTTTGGGGAAACCTAAAGTCGGTCGGTTCCTCCGGTGTCGCACCGTCGCGGGTTGTTGCCAAGGGTCTTTCGCCATCACGACGGGCGAACTTGATAGTGCGGAAGTTTTCCGCCATACCCGATTGCGTCGTGTTTGAGGTTGACGGGAAGGCCTTTGAGGCCCACTGTGATGTTTGGCAACTGCTTCAAGAGCATTCCGTTTATGAGACAGCCTACCCAGGTGATTCGGGTTTGAAGAAGTCTCTGAACAAGCAATTGCGAAATTTTGGGTTCACCCGTTGTGGAATGAGGTTCTCCCGTGACGGGGGAAGAGCGAGCGGCGATTTCAACACTGGGATGGGTAACACCATGATCATGTTGTGTGTCGTCGCGGGTGTTATGTCATCCCTTGGGGTCCGGGTCTGGGATTCTCTTGTGGATGGTGATAACGCTTTGCTCTTCCTCAGGCGCACTGATGTGCCACGGGTTGTTGCAGAGTTTCATGACACAGCGCTCAGAATTTCGGGACATGAAATGGTCCTTGAACGTCCTGTGGATTACCTCGAGGGTGTCAGGTTTGGCCAATCGGCACCGGTCAAGACGGCTTCCGGGTGGACCATGGTGAGAGACTGGAAGAAGGTTCTTAGTACAGGGACTTCCAGCCATGCTCATCTTAGGGAACCTCGG